CCCCTCTGTTACCGAACTCGGCTTGCCTAAAGAAAGTGGTTGGTCAGAAGGAACAAACTGGGGATTTTATACAAGCAATGCTGATCGTATTGCGTATTTGACCGCACAAGCTTTCAATAATACTAAATCAAGTCAAAAACCATATGCTATCGGTAACACTTGGTATTGGTGGTTGAGAACGCCGAACAGCTCGAGTTATTTCGAGGTTTACTGTATCAGCCCGAACGGTTCGCCAACAAAAAGCAATCCGGCTTTCACTGGTAGTCGTGGCGTTCGTCCCGCTTTAAATCTGCCATCTTCCCTCTTGGTATCTGATACCACCGATGCCGATGGTTGCTATACTATAATATGGTGGACACCTCCAAATATGACATTTGACATTAATAATGTAAAAAAGTCATATGATAATGGTTGGTGTAAAGTAAATGGAACATTAAGACAAATAGATAAAGTTTGGGTTAAAATAAATGGAGTTTTAAGGGAGGTGTAAAGCTTGAAAGTAGTAAAATATGAGACAGATAAAAATATACTTACAGTTGGTTTTGCAGAAGATAATTTTATTGTATATACACAATTAGCAAATGATACTACGCTTACAAAACAGGAATTATTGCAAAAAGCTTATGAACAATGCAAATCAGCTATAGACTATGAAAAAACACAGGAAGAACATGCTTTTGAATGGGATGGTAAAGGCGGGGAAGACTTTACTCCTGCTTTACCTAAAGCAAAATCGATTGAATTAATTTTAGATAAGTTGTATGTGCAGTTTGAAGCAGGACAAGAAACAGCAGAAATAGTACTGTCCGCAAATGTAAAAGACCAATATGGTGAAACCTATGATGGTGCTGTGCAATTTGCAACCACTCTTGGTAGTGTTGTAGGGAATATCTTAACAATCCCGAAAGTAGATGTTTTTACTAAAGTAGAAGTTACCGCTAGCAGTGGTGGCGTGGAAGATATTAAAGAGTTGTTTATCTATCCTTATATTGATATTGAACCGCAGGTAATACTAGAGCCAACTCCAACTATTGAAGATTATTTGCTTGATTTAGATTATAGAATATCTTGTATAGAGTTAGGAGTGTGATATAATGTTAACTTATACATTATGTAAGACAGTTATAGAGAGAAAAACCTATAAAAGCAAAGAAGATATGATGTTAAAACTTGATATATTTTTGTTGAATGACAGAATAAGCCAAAGCCAATATAATGAATTAGTTGAATTGCTTGATGCACAGTAGAATCAGTAAGAGACTAACAGGAGGATAATATTATGGATAGTCCAATCACTAGAGCCGAGCACGAAGAATTTTGCAAAAGGATAGATGCAGAGAATAATCGTCAAAATCAAAGAATTAAACTTCTTGAAGAACAGACCAAGCAGGTTACAGAACTTGCTCTTTCAGTGAGAGAACTCGCATTAAGCGTAAAGCAGATGGCAGAGATTCAGAAAAAACAAGGAGAAAAACTTGAGAAGCTTGAAAGTCGAGATGGCGAGATGTGGAGAAAAGTGACGAGTTACGTTACAACAGCAATCATTGGTATAATCATCGGCTTTGTGTTTCAGCAAATTGGTATGTAATTGAATTTTGATTGATGTGTGATTGATGAGTACAGGGGCAGTCAGGAGTTGATTCTGGCTGTCCTAAAACTTTTTTAAAAACTTTTCAAAAAAGTATGTACAAATTTAAAATAACATGATATAATATAATTAAGTTAAAAATAAAACCTACAAAATAATGAGTGTTAAGGAGGAACAAAAATGTTTAAAGGTATGAGCTTAAAAGAATTAAGAATGTATTATTTTGATAATGTAAGTGTTGATGAATTTCCAACATTTATTCACTGGGTATTATATCTTAGAGAAAAAGGAGAATTTTAAAAATATTAAACAAAACAAATGCTTAGGAGGGCAAAACAATGATAGTTAACTATAATACTTATAACAAAGAGAAAAAGGCGTTCTTTAAGAAACATCATAATAATTTTATATGTGATACATCTTCTATGGATGAGTATGGACGCTATCGGAAAATATACACTTTTGAAGATGGTGCTCAGTGGTATGAAGAAATGTCACCTGAGTATGTGTCTCAAGAGATTGAAGTTAAGATGTGTAAGATGAATATTGAAGTCAAGATGTTTAGAACAGAATTTTGGAATACTGATGATGCTTCTTCTAAGTATTATTATGAGAAATATGATTATAAGAAATTTTAAGCCACCCTGATGAGTCTTTGAAAATTAAGACGAAACCGGCATAAGCCGGTCGGTGGCATAAGCTACCAAATTATTAAAGGAGGGCATAGGTATGCCAAAAGAAAATTTGCAGAACAAAACTTGTAAAGAGCTCAGAGAACTTGCCAAGGAATTGAACATCTCCGGTAGATGGGATATGACCAAAGACCAATTGATTGATGCGATTGATGCAGTCTTAAGAGCGGAAGTGGTTGAGAATACCGAAGTGGTTGAGAATGCCAATGAATTTGAAAGTGCTAAAGACGAATGTAAGACTGACAATCACAACGACGTAGAGGTGGAAGATAAAGTTGAGAAAAAATCCGCCAACGTTAATAACGTTAATATTGATATGGCTCGAAAGATGTCATATATTGAGAACGTTGAAATCGGTACTTTGGTTGCATTCCGTCTTTCCAATGGTAAGGTAAAATCTGCTAAAGTCATTCGTAAATCTACCAAGAATCGTAAACTTAAGCTTGAGACCAGTTATGGTGCTGAGTATATCGTATCTTATGATGATATTATATGGGTGCGTACCGGTAAGCGTTGGCCTCGTGGAGTTTACAATTTATTGAAAGGGCTGGTAGATGAGAATGGCAAAGAAGAGCAAAAAAGCTAAACTTAACTCAGCTGAGTGTAGACAATTTGTTCGTAAGTTCTTTGAAGAACAGGTAAGATTTAAGCAAGTGCAATCACAATTCAATGAATTGAAAGCACAGTTCAACAGTGATATGGAAGACTATTTTGAGTGTGAAGGCATTGATAAGTCACTTACATTTTCGTATGATGATTTAGTCGAAAGTAACTTGGTGGTCAATCGTATTCAAAAGTCAAGTGTTGAGTTCGACCCTGATAAGCTTGCAAAAGCTTTAGGAAAACAACTTGCTAAGCAAGTAATAATTAAGAAATATGAAATCACTGACATGGACGCATTAATTACTTACCTTAAAGAATGTGATGTGGACCCTAAAATCTTTAAGTCATTCTTGAATGTGTCACAAATAGTTGATATTCAGGAACTTGAAAGACTTGAGGAGATTGGGAAGATAACCGCAGAACAGATAAAAGGTTGTTATACTGTAAAATGTCAGAAACCCTACTTCACTGTTAGTGTGAAACGAGGGCATAACAATGAAGAACGAAAGTGGTGAAGCATTAGCAAAAGTTTTATGGTATTATAATCTAATACCAGATGTTGCATCATTAAGCCAGAAAATCATTTGTCCATTTCATGACGATATAAATCCAAGCATGATTGTGAATTTTGAAGATGGTTCATGGTTTTGCTTTGGGTGTGGATTGACTGGCGATGCAAAGAGATTTGTAAAATTTATGGAGTCCAAATACAATGGACTAAATGACTTGAAAGCTTATCAAAAATACCTTCGTATTTTAAAATCTAATAAGTGTAGTGATATAAAACTAGATAGGTCTCTGATTAAACAGAAACCACGACGAAGAGATTTATACAATGAAGCTTATGATTATTATCACGGATTGAAAAAAGTCAATTGGAGAGATTCTAATGAGCCTGAAGTGGTGGCCGCTAGAGAGTACATGCTCAAGAGAGGATTTAGTCCTGAAACTCTACACAAGTGTAAGGCAAAGGTTACATATAATCGTAGTTACGGAATAATCTTTCCAATGCTTGACAATGGAAAGTTCAAAGGTTGGGTATGTCGTACAATGATTAAGTCGATTGAAGAACGACGTAAATACCTATACAATGAAGGTTTTAGTCGAGCAACAACTCTTGTAGGTGATTATGGGACTAAAGATTATGTGTTTGTGGTAGAGGGTTACATGGACCGATTGAAGTTTGTGCAATTTGGTGAAGATAATGTGGTTGCCATTTTAGGTTGGAAGATGTCACCTCAGCAAATTCAAAAGCTGAAAGACAAAGGAATCACAAAAGTGATAAGTGCATTGGATAACGATGAATGTGGTCGTAAAGGAACTGAGTTTTTGAAGAAACATTTCAAAGTGACGAGGTTCAAGTATCTTAAGGGTGTTAAAGACCCAGGTGATATGACCCAGGAATCGTTTAATAAGATGTTTAGAAAAACAATGAGTGAATTCAAAAGAAATCAAGGAGGAAAACATAATGGGTTTAATTGACAAAATTAAGCAAGATGTAAAAAAATCCGGTCAGAACAAAAGTAAGTTCATATACTTCAGAGAAGGTCAGAAAACCAGAGTTCGTTTCCTAACTGATATGGACGACGGAATGGAAGTTACATTCCATGATAGTTTTGAGGCTGGAATCAATGTTCCTTGTCAGGAAGTTTTTGGAAGGAACTGTCCTTATTGTAATGACGACAGTCTGCGTACTCGTTCTCTTTATATCTGGTCTGTATGGAATTATGAGACTAAAGAAGTTCAGTTATTCATGTTCCCTGTAAATAACTGCAGTCCAATTCCTGCACTGGTAGCAATGTACGAGAACTATGGCACAATCACTGACCGTGACTATGTGATTAGTGTTTCCGGAAAAATGCAAAATAAAACGTTCTCAGTTGTTCCTATGGACAAAGTTAAGTTTAGAAATGATAAAGCAAAGGCATTCTCTGAAAAAGCAATTCTCAAGATGCTTGATAAAGCATTTCCTTGTGATATAACTGGGGATAATGATGGGGAAGAGGATGAGGCACCTAAGAAACGTGCTCCAAAGTCTATTGGCGAGAAGAATACTCGTAAATTTGAGCCAGAAGATGATGATGAAGATGATTATGATTACGACAATGAGGATTGGGAAGAAGAAGAAAAGGAAGATGATGCAATCGATTACTCTGAAATGTCTGTCAAAGAGTTATACAACCTCTGTAAAGAACGTGGCATCAAGGTAGCTCCGAAGAAACCTGCTAAGTATTACATCAATCAACTCGAGGAATGGGATACCGCTCAGGAAGACTGGGGAGAAGAAGAGGAAGATGATGATGAGTGGGAAGAAGACTAATACAATAACTTTGCAGCAGTTGTTCAACGCTCAACTCATAACTCAAGATAAGCTCATTCAAAAAGGTGTCTACGATAGATACAAAGATGAGCATACAGTTACTGTTCCCGTGGATGATATTGGTTTAGCATCATATCATATTCAGCAGCTTATGTCCGAGATTGGTGAGGTGTTGGACGCTGATAAAAGGTGGAAATCACATCGCAACGATAAGTACGATAAAAATGCAAAGCTTGAGGAATTGGCCGATTGTTTTGTGGTGCTTATGAACGTTGTAATGTTTTCCGGATTTGATGGTAATGACCTGGCCAATGCAATTCAGCAAAAGCTTAGTGTTGTGTCTGACCGTCTTGGCAAATTGTAAAATGAGGAAGTTAACTCTTCCTCCCTATATTTTTTAGAAAAGGAGAAATCGCTATGAACGATATTAAAAAAATGAAAGTGTACTTTGCAAGCCCTTGGTTCAATCCTGACCAAGCAGAACGTGAAGAACGTGTAAAAAGACGTTTGAGAGAACTTGGATTCAATGTATGGAGTCCAAAAGAGAATAGTTCGTTGTCACCTATTACTGATCCGGTAATTCGTGAGAAAATCTTCTCAGCAAATGTTGAACATATCAAATCTTGTGACATCATCTTCGCAATCACAGATGGTAAGGATATGGGTACTATTTGGGAAGCTGGTTTTGCTAATGGCTATAATGCCGGTATGGAGGGTCATGAAACCTTTAAGCCTATCATCATTGTGTATTACTGTGAGACACTTGGTCCAAATGGTCAGTTCAATCTAATGCTTGCTCAATCTGGCGACATCGTAATTACAAAGTTTGAGGACCTTGATAAGTTGCCTGAGTTAATTGAGAAAGGTGAGGGGCTTGCTTATGCTGGAATTGTTGAGTAAAGAATCCATAATGAGTGAGTACCCGCTCAAGAAGATTATTAGGTACAATCATCGTAGCAGACTTCAAGATGAAAGTGTTGCAGAGCATATATGTTTCGTTTCCCTGTTTTGTCTTAAGATTATGGCCCAACTTAATCTTACGCATGAACAAGAGCGGCAAGTTTTAATTCTTGCAGCATTACATGATACATGCGAAAGTCGTACATCTGACATTCCTCATGATGTCAAAACAAATTATCCCGAGATGCAGCAAATACTTGATAAAATTGAGCAAGACTATTATAAAGAACACTGGGAAAATTATCTTGAAGAAGTATATAAGCCAGAGCCAATAGTATATAATATTCTTAAGTTGGCAGATGCCTACAGTGTATATCAATGGTGTTTGAATGAAAAGATTCTTGGTAATTCTTCTGATTGTATTAATGAGATTTACTTCGAATCTAAAGCACGTATTGAGAAATATACAAATGAAATTAATAAACTAATTGAAATTAATAAACTAATTGAGAAGGAGGCCAAATAAATGAATGGTATTCAGAATGGCTACAAAGGAATTAGTGTAGAGATTATTAGTTACACAAAGCATCCTGCAAAGATTATATGGGATATGTTAAAGCAGACATGGATAAGTCTTCATGATGTAGACTACGATCCGAACAATGAGATGGTAAGGAAATTTATTATCGATTCATTGTCTAGGCGATTAAATCCTGTTCCTCAAGAGACGATTTTGATTCAAGCCATTTTTAAAGGAATTAGTCGTGTAAATCTTGCTCAGTTGACAAGGCACCGTGGTTGGATTTTTAACAGTGAATCTCAAATGCCTCAACCCGTTAATCATAATGTTATTATTCCCCTTAATATTGTGAACTCTCCATTTTATGAGAGAGCGAAGAAATTGATTGAGGAATCCCAGAAGTTATATGATGATATGACTAAAGGAAATGAAAACAAGGAAACTACAAACATTCCATACCAAGATGCAAGGTATCTTTTACTTCATGGTCAAACGGCAGACATTTCTGCAAGCTTCACTTTACCTCAGCTTGTCAATGCAGTTGGCATGAGACTTGAGAATAATACTCATGATGAAATTAATTATACATTTAGGTTACTTATTAAAGAGCTTAGAAAAGTAATTGAAGAAGATAACGAACTGGATAGCTTAGATAAACTAGTTTACAATACTTTATTAAATAACTGTGATGTCTTTGGAGCCAAAAGAAAAGTTGGAACTTGCTATGATGCTATGTTTGGAAATTCTTTTAAGAGATTTCCTGATGCAGATGAATACGTAACAAAAGCTACTGAAGAATGTCTTTTTGATTATAAGAAGTTAGCTTGGTATGAAGAACTTAAGCGAATCTATAAAGAAGAGCCTGAGCTTTTACTTCCCGGTGAAAAGGAAATGATTGAGAGCTGGGAGGATTGATTATGTGGGTGATTTTTGAAGGGCTTGATAAAGCTGGAAAGGGGACCCTTGAACAGGGTCTCCTAAAAGCAACAAATTACAAACATATTGTAATTGACAGAGGTCCTGTTGGATATATGGTCTTTGATAAACTATTCAATCGTGAAACACAACTTGGCAATCAGGCTTTTATCAAACAAGCTCGTAAGATTGGTAAGAATAAGGATTTTTTGGTTGTGTATTGTTATGCATCTGAAGATGTTGTGGCAAAACGTCTCAAGGAACATAATGAAGAATGTCCATATGATTATAGTAAAGCCCAGAAACTTTTAAGAGACAATATTCGCAGGTTTTATAATAGAGAACAGGTGATTGAGATTGATACATCAACAAAGACACCCGATGAGTGTATTGAACTGATTGTTGAAAAGCTCAAGGAGGTACAGCAAGGTGAATTGTAAAAATGCAAATAGAGAAATGGGATTTGACAAATTCTCTGAATGTGACTACAATTTGCATTGGAGCTTCTCAAACTTCAATAGGATTCTTATGATAGCCGGGCAAATTGCTCAGCTGCCTATAAATTCCAGGGTATTGGAGCTTGGTGCTGGTTCAAGTGACTTAGAGAATGTGGTCAAGAAAAACTTTAAGCGTGACGATATTAAGTTCACGAAAGTTGATGGTGATAAGCGATACGAATCTGATAAGACGATTACCGTTTTCGATATTACATCAGAAGAGTTCAATAATTTCTGCAAAAAGCAAAGACCATTTGATGCTATTGTATTTATGGAAGTGATTGAGCACTTGGATAAGAATTTTGCAGCTACTATGTTTGAACGAATTGCAAGTTGGTTGGTGCCAGAAGGAATATTATTGTTCACAACCCCTACTCCTCCATATGAAGGAATGTATGAAGATAGAGTGTGGCCAACTGACCATAAAGAAGAGTTTACATTCTCTGAGATTTATGGTATAATAAACAAAGAGTTCAAAATCAATAAAGAGATTGGTTGGAGCCTTGAAGAACGAGAATATAATAAACTTTTAGAGACTGATGCTAATTTGAGTATGATTGCTTCAAAGCTCAGAGGTGCATTCCCTGAAAGTTATATAAGAGCAACAATTGCTTGTTTATCTCCTGTTCAAGCTAATCGACAAGTATTTTTTGTATGTAAGAAAAGGAGAATTGCAAATGGTAGATTTACATAGGCACTCGGAATGCAGTATTTTTGATGGTTTTGGTAAACCTGAAGAATTAGCTGCTCTTGCAAAGAAACTTGGTCATACTTCGCTTGGTGTATCTGACCATGGTAATACAAACGGGTTGGTAAGACATTACTACGCATGCAAAGAAGAAGGAATCAAACCTATCATGGGATGCGAAGGATATTTCTTGCCGAAGTATAAACCTCAGACACGAGGCTATCACTTATGTTTATTTGCTAAGACAAAACAAGGGTACACAAACCTGAATACGCTTCAGTATGAAGGCGAGAAAATCAAATACTACAATCCCATCTGGACATTTGAATTGCTTGAGAAATATCATGAAGGATTGATTTGTACGAGTGCTTGTGTTGCAGGTTACTTGGCACAGTGTATTAAGTCAGGTAAACTTGACCAAGCCGAAAAGTATCTCAGAAAGATGGTTGATATCTTTGGTGATGATTTCTATATTGAAATTCAACCATACTCAATCACTGAGCCAGGACTTCAGGAAAAAGTAAATGTTGAGTCAATCAAATTAGCAAAGAAGTTAGGTATCAAGTGCATCTTGACTTCCGATTCGCATAGAGGTGCCAAGGAAGATTTTGATACTTATATGAAAATACATGAGATTGCTAAACATAACTTTGATGATATTGAGGCGACCTATAAAGAACGTTATATGCCAACTGAAAAAGAAATCATGCAGCGATTCTATAAAATGCACAGAGGTGACTTTGGTGATGCCAAAGCAAAAGCCCTGGCAAAAGAAATGGTTAGAAACTTGCAGGAAATCGAAGATAAAGTTGATGGTGATATTCTTGACAAGCTTGAACTTAAACTTCCTCAGTTTGACCCTGAAAGAGATTCATTTGATTTGTTGAAAGAGAAAATCAAGGACGGTCTTAAGAAACGAGGCAAGTGGAATAAGAAGTATGCAGACCGAATCAAGGAAGAACTTAAGGTTATTAAGTATCATGGTTTTGAAGACTACTTCCTTATGGTTGCCGATTATACCAACTGGGCAAAAGACCAAGGAATCTATGTTGGTCCTGGTCGTGGTTCTGGTTGTAACTGTTTGGTAAATTATGCTTTAGGAATTACAGATGTTGACCCGATTCTGTTTGATCTTGACTTCAGTCGATTCTTACGAATTGATAAGAAGAAGATGCCTGATATTGACCTTGACTTTGAGACATCTCGTAGAGCTGAGGTTATCGAGTATTTATTAAAACGTTATCCAAACAATGCAGCTCAGATTTGCTCTTATGGTTTATATCGTGTTGACAATCTCATCAATGACCTTGCAAAGGTTTGTGGTTTGGAGGAAAACAAAGAGGAGATTAAGAAAATCAAAACTTTCATCAATGGGCATATCATCGAAGGTTTGCTTGACCTTGAAGCTGTTGCTAATTCTGCAGAAGCTAAAATGTGGAATGCTCAATACGATAACATCATCAAACACTTCTGCAAGTTGTACAACAAAATTAGATACATCGGAACACATGCTGCAGGCGTTGCTATTACTGGTGGAAATATTCTTGATTATACAGCTGTTCGTATCGATTCAAAAACAGGTAAGTGTTTTACAAGCTATGACCTGAATGATATGGAAAAGATTAATGTTATCAAGTTTGATATTCTTGGTCTGACAACAATGTCAAGTATTGGAGAGCTTAGACAGCTTACAGGCCACGATAAATTTGATGAAAACTGGGTAAATGACTCACAAATCATGAAAGCTTTTGGTGAAGGCAATTGCGATGGTATATTCCAGTTTGAAAAGAAATCAGTACAGGAACTATTGAGAACAATACACTGTGATTGTTTCGAAGATATAATTGCTGCATCAGCTATGAATAGACCTGGGCCGCTAAGCTTAAAAATGCCTGAAGTATATGCAGCTAATAAGGCTAACAAAGCTCATATTGATATGAGTTTGCCATACTCAAAGTATCTTGAGAAAACTTATGGTTGTGTGTTATATCAAGAACAAGTGCAAGCTATTGCAGTCAATATTGGTGGATTGGAATGGCCTGAAGCTGATAAAATTTTGAAGATGCAACGTGGTGGTACTGAAAAGGCAATTAGAAACTTTGAAGAGAATTATGACAACTTTGTAAAGAAGTTTGAGGCTGGTGCAAAGAAACATGGTATGACCAAAGAACAGGCATTTGAAATCTTTGATAAGTTCTTCAACTACGCATTTAATAAAGGGCACGCTACAGGATATAGTTTAATCTCAGTCGAAGAAATGTACTACAAAATCTACTATCCTACAGAGTTCTGGTATGTGAAGTTGAAGTATTGTAACGATGAAGCTAAGATAGCTAAGTTCAAAGAGAATGCTGTTCGTGATAATGTAGTGTTGTTTTTACCACACGTTAACTACTCAGCTGACTACACACTTCGAAAGATTGAAGGCGAAGTGGTAATTCAAGAAGGTTTAAGCTCAATCAAAGGAGTCGGTGAAAAGGCAGCTGCTGCGATTGAAGCTGAACGAAAAGCAAATGGTGTATTTACAAGTTTTGATGACTTTTATGACAGATGTAAATCAAGAGTCGTCACATCAAGAGTTATTCAGATTTTGAAAGAGCATGGGGCACTGGAATTTCGAAAGCAAGTTTACATCAATCGTATAATTAAGTACAACAGCACGTTGTATGCAAAATCAAATCAATAAAGTTAAAATTAAGTGTGTATAATCTTTGGTCAATGTGGTATAATAATTAAGGATGAAAATGGAGGGCGGTCACAGGTTGGCC